CCGCATCGCTCAGATATGGGAGGTAATCCTAGGGGTGGAGATAACACCCGAACAAGTTTGTGCCTGCATGATTGGATTAAAGCTGGCTCGCCTAGCTAACGACATGCAACAGGACGACACATGGGTGGATATCGCAGGGTATGCCGCGTTAGGCGGTGAGATATCACAGAAATGAATGATTATATACTTCCTGACGGCAACATACAGATATCTTTTTCTGGCGGGCGCACATCTGGTTACATGTTGCATCAGATACTGGAGGCTAACGGTAACTTGCCTGACAGAGTTCAGGTTTTGTTTGCCAACACGGGACGCGAAATGCCAGAGACTCTCGAATTTGTTCGGGAATGCCAGGAGCGATGGGGTGTGAAAATCACCTGGGTAGAGTATGACGTTAAAGATAATAGGGCGACATATAGGACCGTGAGTGATAATTCAGCTGCTCGCAATGGCGAACCTTTTGAAGTTTTGATATGCAGGCGCAAGTATTTGCCGAACATAGCGGCTAGATTCTGTACTACAGAGCTAAAGATACTGCCTATGAAACGGTATCTTACTAATGAGTTAGGCTGGAAACAGTGGACTGCCGCAGTTGGGATTCGGGCTGATGAATCAAGGCGAGCTAAAACAGATAGCAAAGACAGATGGAGCTACTGGTATCCGCTACTAGAAGCGAACATTTCTAAAAAAGATGTGGTTTCTTTTTGGGATAAGCAGGCATTTAACCTGAATCTTGGCTCTGCCAACGGGGTAACGCCAAAAGGCAACTGTGATTTCTGTTTCCTAAAAAGCGAACATATTCTTGCCAGCATGGCTAAACAGCACCCAGAGCGTGCTGAATGGTGGATAAAGATGGAGCAAGACATGAAGTCAACATTCAGACACGGGCGAGACATGGAGCAATTTGTAGACTTTGCTACACGACAGCAGGATTGGATATTTGATGAGGAGGGTTACTTCTGTCAGCAAGATGAGGGTGAGTGTACTGGATAAAAAAACAGGCGAGTTGTTCGGGGTTGCCCGCTCGCCTGCTTTCCGTAAAGACATCTTGTGTGTAACCACACGGTTTTTCTGCCCGAACCATTCAGACAGAAGGATATGATAGCATGGCGAACAAGACTTACAAGCAAAAACAACAAGAAGAAGAGTATAAAAAATGGAAGCGAGCCCAGGGAGTCTCAACTGATTTGTTCGGGTCTAAGCCAGAGAGGCGCAGCGGAGGAATCAATAGAAAATGTTCGGTTTGTGGAAGCCCGCAGGCCTGGCGTTCTTCGGACCACGGGATGACATGGCAATGTTTCGCACACGCAAAAGACTGATAATTCGGTATGCACATCGGGATTCGGGCTGTCCAGAAGGCTACGAATCTGGTAAATTCCTACACTTTGGCGGTCATCATGGCAGAGGAGGCTACGGTGCGTGGATTAAAGAAGGCGAAGAAATGTTCGACCAGGACGACCAGGAACCTGCTGGCGAAAAATGTTCGCCTAATGCCGCAGCGGGTAGTACCGGGTAAAAAAGGAAAAGGTTCGTATAAAAGAAAAGGCCGCAGCAAGCGGTCTTTTTTTATGGGAAAAGGTTACGGCTTGGTTATAGGCACATTAGAATGAATGTATATTAATAATGTAAGAAGTAAATTTTTGGAGAACGAAAATGGAAGTAACTATTAAATTAAGCAAACAAGAATGTCTAATCGCATTAAAGGCTATGAACGCCTTTAGGCAAAAGAATGACAAAGAACAGAAACGCTCTGAGCGTAAGGGAATGTTTCCCGAAGAGGGCAGGGCGAATATTTATGAGGTGCATAAACTGGTGCTTGGTACGCTTGGGGAAAAGCTGACAGATGGCTTGAAAGCGGCTAACAAATTAAAAGAGTAAAAGAAAGGGGCGGTCTTTGAACCGCCCCTCTTTTAAAACCCCGTGAGTGTTTCACCCTCGAATAGCTGACTTTTGCAGATGTGGTATTTTTGCTCTAACGCTACCGCTTCATCATAGGTAAGCCATTTGCTACGCCCGAAAGTGTATAAGAACTCAACGCCTCTCTCTGTGGTTCTTGTTTGCTTCATTTTTCTAATCTCATATTTAATAGTCATATATAACACCTGGAAATTTATTTCACATTATTCTTGACACTAAACTATACTTTACTATACTGTCAATATGTGATGAACGAAAAATATGAAAGGAATATCACGATGAGTAAATTATATATGGCCTATGGGTCAAACTTAAATAAAGACCAAATGCGCTACCGCTGCCCTACTGCTAGGGCTGTTGGTTCGGCTATGATTTACGGGCATGAACTGGTGTTTCGTGGCGTGGCTGACATTATGAAATCTAAAGACCCTAATATGTATATCCCCGTAGGTATTTGGGAAATCGAGCCAGAAGATGAGTTATCCCTAGACCATTACGAAGGATACCGCACTGATGGTACGGGTCTGTACGACAAGATTAAGGTGGCTGGTATTATGACCTACACCATGAATACTGACCGCATTTCGACACCTAGTACTGGTTACTTTAACTCTATCCTAACTGGATACCGCGATTTCGCATTGGACACTAATTTCCTGTATGACGCGGCTGGATGGGCTGGATATGAGTCTAGCAGGGCTGACAACGTGTTTGGATTGGAGATTGCATAATGAGCGAAGAAAACAATATCCTGTACACTTGCGAACAGCATGGGAGTGAGGTGTACTTTAAGATTAAGAACAATCCGCAAGTGCCTAGAGAGTATATTTACAGTTATTTCCCACCAGTAAAGCTAGAGGATAGTCGAACCTTACACGAAAAGATGTGGGTTAAAATCACTGAGGGAACTCGTAAAGGCGGCATGGGGACTGTTGAAAACATGCCCGAATTTGCAACTGACTTTATGCTTGGTGACAAAGTGCGGTTTGAAACTGACGATAATGACGTTACTAGAGTGCTAGGGGGACAGCAATGAAACACTTTGATGAACTACTGGTGGAAGGGGGCTATCGTGCCCCCGCACCTATTTGTAAAGCGGTGTATGAGGACATTAACGTAATGATTAGGAAAGCTAAAGAGGGGCTTGCTGACGCCGAATGGAATGATGCGGAATATTGGTTGCTAAATAATAAACGCAACTGGCTAAAGTTTCTGCTCATGGAAAAACGAAGAGGTGTAGAGCGTTTTATGATTGGCATCGAAGCAATTAAGGAGATTACAGCATGAATATGGAAAAGTATTATAGACAACTTGTGGGCTCTAAAATCATCGGGTTCGAATTTTTTGAAGAAGATGGAGATAAATGGCCTGTATTCTTGGTAAAGAACCTTAAACATGGTCTGTTAAAGGTTGAGGTGAGCCGTGACCCCGAAGGAAATGGTTCGGGTTTCTTATTTATCTCTGATGATAAAGGGGTGAGCAAATGATGTATAAAGGAATGTCTTGGTCGTGTATTTTGTTCGGGTCTGTCCTGTTCTGGTCATCATACGAACTTGTCAAATACCAGTCTAATGCGGGTGAAATTATCGCCATGATTTTTGTTGGAGTCATGGGTTCGGTTATGTTCGGGTTAGGTGTTTTCGGGCTGTATGAACTATGGCAAAAAAGGGGATAATTTACTTTCAACTTCCAACTTTCATTTGAAAGTAAATCGAGTGAAAGTAAAATGTTCGTCTTTATCAATAGGTTATGCAGTTTACTTTCACAACTTTCATTTAACGTAAAATATGCGAAAGTTTGTGGAAGTTATTGAAAACATTTGTACTTTCAAACTTTCACAACTTTCATATATATATATATGTATGGGGACATGAAAGTCCCCCATATATACAACCAAAATGGAGAGCATCTCAATGCCGCAAGCTGGTGAAGATTTAACCAAAGAACAACGCGAGGCAGGGCTGAAAAAGCTAACCCCTCAACAACAAACTTTTCTCGATAAGTATTTCAATGGAGATATGACGCAAACAGGAGCGGCAAGAGCGGCAGGGTATAAAAACGCCTCTGTAAGCGCTGTGAGGCTGTTGCGTAACCCTGTGGTGCAGGAACGCCTAGAAGAGATGAGGCTAGAGGCCAGAACGAAGTATGGCGTCACTGTGGACAAATCCGTTCGGGACTTAAAGAAGATGAGAGACGAAGCGTGGGAACTCGGTAAATATGGCGAAGCCATTCGGGCTGAAGAACTGCGTTTAAAGGCAACTGGGCTACTGGTTAATAAAAGCCATGTCATGCACGAGGACGTAACACAAATGGGTCGGGAGCAAGTGCTTGAAAAACTTGCAGAGTTTCAGCGTATGGCAGAGCGTAGGATGAAGAACGTAACACCAGCGTCAGATGAAGTGGTAGATATAGCAGAAGATAGCGAAGAGAGCGATAAACAGCCATAAAACCCCGTGCGGGGGTAGAGGCGAGGACTTTCGGGTTCGGGAGTCGGGCTTTCGGGCTGCTGGCATCGGGTTTTGTTCGGGTTTTCGGGGTCGGGCCTTTGGGTTCGGCCCTTTTTGCGTGCTGGCCCCTGGAAGACGGGCTAATATGTTCGGGTTTCTGGCTACACTTTCGGGCTGCAGCTGTGCTGGCTGCAACAAACACGATGAATTGTTCGGGTTCTGGCTGCGCCGTCCCCTGGTTGGATGCGCCGAATCAAACTTTTCACCTGGAGCTTCGGGCCGAGCACAAGAACAATTGTTCGTGTTTCTGGCTTCTGGCCTGGTAGAATCAACCCGAACATTTCTGGCCGCCCGCTGACAGCCAGCG